GATTGGCATTGGCGGCAATCGAGACACTGGCGCGCCGCTATTGGATACGGTCACGGTGGCGGGCCAGGCGGTGGTGCCGATTGATCTGATCAATTTCGGCCATTGGCTGCGCCTGTTGTTCGGCCCACCGACCACGAGCGGCACCAGCCCGAATTTCATCCATAGCTTTGGCTCGGGCCTTGCGGCGCTGCCTTCCAACAGTATCGAAATCGGCTATCCCGATGTGCCGAATTACGATGTGTGCACGGGCGTGCGCGCTGATACGCTGGAGATGGATTTCACGCCCACCGGTGCTGCCAGCGCGACGATTGGGCTGCTGGGCCAGGGATCACTCCGCGGTGCGGCAAGTTCCGGCGGCACGCCAAGCGGCGCGGCCTTCACGGCCTTCAATAAGGCGCAGGGTTCCATCACGCGCGCCGGTGCGGCGCTGGCGCAGGTGACTGGCGCGCGGATCAGCTTTTCGAATGGGATGGAGACAGTGCGCACGATCCGCGCTGACCGGAAGGTGGAGGGCGTTGATCCCGGCATTGCGCGCTGCACCGGGCAAATCACGGTGCGGTTTGAGAATACGGTGCTACTGGCGCAGGCACAGGGTGGCACGCCGGCGGAATTCGCCATGGCCTTCACCATGGATGCCAATCGCAGTCTGACGATCACGCTGCATGAGGTTTATCTGGCGCTGGCCAAGACGCCGATTGAAGGGCCAGCGGGGGTGGAGGCGAGCTTTGATTTCAGGGCTGCGTTTAACGCGACGGCGGGGCGGATGATGACGGTGGTGCTCAGGAACCAGCAGGTGGGGGCGGAGTATGGGTGAGGCTACTAGCGCCTTTTACGCTCACGGTCTGCGCCATCATCCTTCCACTCCCATCCATGTGCTTTGCCAAAAACCTATCGTCGATTTGTTGATTAGTTTCTTTCGCCTGGGAGATCAGTAAGCAGCACAGCCAAGTCCTGTGAAGCGTGCACCACCCGCAAAATGCGCGGTGGGTTCTTCTCCGGCTCATAGACCAACAGATACGGTAGACGGCGCAACACAAAAAACCGGAACCGTTCGGGCGCGAATTCAGTGCGCACAAAACCAATGAGTGGATGTTCTCCAATAGCCTTAGTTGCCTGGTTCGCCGCGATGCGTAGCCGGTCAGCGGCTATTGGATCCTCCCTGTTGATCCAGCCAATCGCGGCTCGGAGGTCAGCCAACGCCTCGCGAGTGAAGCGAGCCGCTGCCCGTCTTTGGGCGGGACTCAAGCGCGCCGCTTGGTTGCGGCAATCACCGCTTTCAATTCCTCGTCCACCTCTTCAGCAGAAAGGGTGCCTTCACGGTCCGCTCGTTCGCTGACATCGCAAAGCATAGCAACAAAACGCTCTCGGCGTTCCTCTGCCTCCTGCATCAGCCGAAGCGCATGTCGCATCACTTCGCTGGCACTGGAAAAACGGCCCGAGGCCACCCGGGCCTCGATGAAGTTCTGCTGCTCTGGCGTAAGGCTGACATTCGGCACGGGAACGCTCCTTGAAAAGCATTGTCCAACTTGGCCATTCGATCCCTCGAGGTCAAGGCCGATCATAAAGGAGTCCCCCCATGCTCACCCTCGACCTCCCCACCACCCCCTACTGGCTTACCCTCCCGCGCGGCGTCCGCGTGGAAATCCGCCCGGTCACCACCGCCGTGATGGCCGCCGCCCAGGCAGCCTCCGCCCGCCGCCTCAGCGCGCTGCGTGCGGCAGAGCCGGAGCTCGACCCCGACATGGCCCGCGGCCTCGCCTTCGCCTTCCTGGTCAAGGCACTGGCCCGCCACGCCATCCTCGCCTGGGAAGGCATCGGCGATACCTCCGGCAAGCCGCTGCCGCTTTCCCCCGATGCCGTCGAACGCCTGATGGATTTGGACGACATCGCCGCCGCCTTCTGGGACCGCGCAACCTCACCAGTCGTTACCGTGGCCATGGAGGGAAACGCCTAAGGGCCCGCGCCGCATGGCATTTCGGCAGCGGGCCCGAATATTGTCGCGGCTGCGCGGCAATCGCGCGCGATTGCGGCGATAGCTGCCCCTACACGCAACACGCACCGCTCAGCGTCGAGGCCCATGCCTGCTGGGCCGCCGGCACCGCCTGCGCTGAGGCCAGCATGGCCGGCATCACGCTCCCATTCACGCATGCCCTCGCTGCCGCACGCGAACTCGGCGCCAGTGGTTGGGCAGCGTCTGAGATGCTGATGGCGATGCGCTTCGGCATGGCCGAGGGTAATACCGAAAGGCATGCCTCAGCTTCTGGACCTTGTATTGAAGGGGCGCAGTCTAGCGGCGTTCAAGGATCGGGGCGAGTTTGCTGATTTGTTCTGCAATACGCGGTACTCCTGCCTTGCGGAGCGCGACAACATATTCCGGAAGGTCAAGTGGAGGCGCCCGGTAGTGGTCCAGATCTTCCCAAACGGCATCGGCGAAAGCCGCCGGGTCAACACTTTCAACATCTCGCAGAAAATCATCCGGATGCACGGCATGCAGCCCGTAGGGCATCAGACTTTCCTCTGGAAAATCCAAAATATTGAAAGTGACGATACAACTCGCCTTGCAGACGACCGCCGCCGCAAGCACATGCCGGTCATCTGGATCCGGCAAGTCCATGGCATTGATCAGTGGTTCATAGCCCGTGACCAAAGCGTCCAGGACCGCAGCATCCATCAACTGGCGGGTCCGCATGAGATCGGCACGCTGAAGGCTTGGCCGCTTTTCCAGCAGATTACGAATCCATTCGTCATGCACCCTGTCGCTCCATCGCGCCCGAAAAAGCTTTGTCTGGGCGAGAAACAGAATGAGGCTGCGCAGGCGTGCCCCATAAAAGACATTTGCATCAAAAAATGCTGTGAAGGTGGAAATCACGCGTCAATCCAGTTCCAGCCGGCGTGCCTCCGCAGCCATTTCCGCCAAGGCCAGTTTTCGCTTTTGGGCAGAAGCACGCTCATAGGCCAAAAGATCAGCAAAGCGCACACGGCGATGCCGCCCCACCATGCGATGTGAAAGTTCATCTCGATCAATCAGGCCAATCAGGAAAGGACGTGACACATTCAGGTAATCGGCAGCCTGCTGCGTGGTCAGTTCAGCATCATGCGGAATGACCGAAATAGGTCTCCGATCCGCCATGGCGTCGAGGACAGTGAGCACGACTTCCAGCGCACGCGCCGGCAAGGGGACAACCACATTGGGCTGTTCACGCAGTAAAAGCTGAACACCCTGACCAGCGCGCGCGGCGGGTGCTAGGCAGGCAGCGGCAGTCTTGGCGATGGCGGCCTCTGCCTCGTCAGCGACGATAGGCTCAGCCTGGTCAAGCAGGGCGAGCATGTGACCCTCCGTTATCCTTGGTTGGGCCACAATATACGAAATAAACGAATTAAACGCAACCAATAAAGAGACGCAAAGGAAACGCCCCATGGCTGACGCCACCCGCCGTGTCTCGGTGCGCCTGTCCTTGGACGACGCCGCGCGCGTAAAGCAGGAATTGCGTGAGGTTGGTGAGGCCGGCCAACGCTCCCTCGCGCGCATCCAGGGCGGCGCGGAACGTGCGTCCCGCGCGCTGGATTTGCTGGATATCGCCGTGCGCGGCGTGCAGATCGCGGGCTTGGCTGCCGGGCTGCGCGCGGTGGTGGTGGCCGGCGATGCGCTCACCCAATCCATGGGAAGGCTCAATACCGCGCTCGGCTCGGTTGAACGCGCCGGGGAAATCTATGACCGGCTCTATCAGGATAGCCTGCAAACCGGCGTCGCCGTCCGCGAGAGCGTCGACGCCTTCGCGCGGTTTTCCATCGCCGCGCGGGAGATCGGTGCCACCTCGGATCAGGTTGCAACTCTGGTCGGCGGCTTGCAGCGCATCGCCATCGCCTCGGGCGCCTCGCAACAGGAAATCTCCTCCGCCACCCAGCAGCTAGCCCAGGCCCTGGCATCAGGCACGCTGCAAGGCGATGAACTGCGTTCCATCCTGGAAGGCCTGCCCACCCTTGCGCAGGCGCTGGCGCGCGAGCTTGGCGTTTCTATCGGTGAACTCCGCAAGCTCGGCTCTGAGGGCAAGCTCACCGCCGATACGGTGTTTCCCGCGCTGCTGGGCGCCGTTGAAAAGCTGAATGGCGAATTTGAACGCGCGCCGCTTTCGGTGGGGCGTGCCTTTGGGCAGCTCACCGTCGCGACGGATCAATTCCTCGCCCGGCTGGATCAGGCCATCGGGCTTTCCAATACACTGGCCCAGGCGCTGTCCGGCGCTGCGCGCGTGCTGGATGGCGTTCGGCGCGGCTCTGGCCTTTTGCTGCCAACCGAGCAGGAGGCCGCGCGCCGTGCGGAGGCAGCGGCGCTGCGCGCGCAAATCGCCCGGCTTGAGGCTGAAATCGAAGGCCAAAGCCAGCCCGCCGAACCACGTCGCGGCACCATCCGCAGCGGCCTGGTCGGCACCGCGCAGCAACAGGCCGGGGTGGATCGCGCCGCCCGGCTGGAGGAATTGCGTCGGCAGTATCAGGAACTCGCGGAGGAAATCACGCGCGGCGAACAGGCCTCCGGCGAACGCCAGCAGCGCGAGGCGGAAAGCGCCGCCGCCCAAGCCGCCGATGCACGCCGCCGCCGCGCCGGCGCGGATGCCGAGGAATTGCGCCGCGCGCTCGATGACCGCTTTCGCATCAATAGCGAATATGAGGACCGCGTCCGCCGCCTGCGTGAGGCCGAGGCCGCCGGTGGCATCACCGCCGCGGACCGCAGCCGCCTTGAAACCCTGGCGCTGCAAGAACGTGATGAGGCGCTGCGCCGTATCGAGGGCACCACCCGCCGTGTGGCCGCCATCCCGCCCGCTGATCGCGCGGCGGAACGCGAATTGAATGACCTATTGCGCGAACGCGAAAGGCTGATCCTGGATAATGAAAATGCTTATGAACGCTATCAGCGCCGCCTGGAACGGCTGGGCGATTTGGCGGAGCGTGCCGAGCGCGCTGGCAGGCCGATCCCCACCGAGACCATCGCCCGCGAAGGAGAACGCGCGCTGAACGAATTGGAGGAGGCCGAGCAGCGCATCAAGCGCAGCACCGAAAACACCCGCGACGCCGCGCGGGAATTGGGCTTTGCCTTTTCCTCGGCCTTTGAGGACGCGATTGTGCGCGGCGCCAGGCTGTCTGAAGTGCTCAAGGGCCTGTTGCAGGACATGACGCGCATCATCGCCCGGCGCACCATAACGGAACCGCTGGGCAATGCGGCCTCGGCTGGGCTTTCCAGTATTGGCGCGGGGAACTGGCTGAATGATATCGGCACCGCCATTGGTGGATTGTTCCGCGCCGATGGTGGCCCGGTCGCGGCGGGGCAGCCCTATATCGTTGGCGAACGCGGCCCGGAATGGTTTGTGCCGAACCAGGCCGGCACGGTGTTGCCGAACGGCAGCGCGCCGGGTGGCACCACGATCAATACCTCCATCGCCATTGATGCGCGCGGCGCCGATGCGGGGGTGGAGGCGCGGCTGCGGATTTTGGCCGGGCAGATTGCGCGGCAGTCATCAAGCATGACGCTGGATGCCATTCGCCGTGGCGGCAGCGCTTACGAAACCGTGCGGGGGTAACAGCCATGGTTGAATATGCCTGGCCCGAGGCGCTGCGCCCGACGCGGCTGACATTCTATTTGCAGCACAACACCACGCGCTTTGTGTCGCCCATCACGCGCCAGGCGCAGGTGCTGCGGCGTGAGGGTGCGCGCTGGGTGGCGCAGGCGAGTTTTGAACCGCTGGATCGCAGGCGGGGTGGTATTTTGGAAGGGTTGCTGGCGGCGCTTGCGGGATCGCTCAATACGGTCAGGATCTATGATTGGCGGCGGGAATTCCGCAGTGGCGATCCGCGCAGCCAGGGGCAAGTGCCAAGCGGTCCATTCTCCTTTAACGACGCGACGATCTTTACCGATGGCACGGGCTTTGTGGTGGGTTCGGGCAATCCGGCGCTGGCGGCGGGCGCGCCGCGCGGTGCGCTCTCGATCCAGACGCAGGGTTGGTATCCGAATGCGCTGGCGATCGGTGCGGGGGACATGATCGGCCTTGCCGGACGGCTTTATATCGCGACCGAGGCCATCACCGCATCCGGCACTGGCACCGCCACCATTCCAATCGCGCCACCCTTGCGCGAGGCATTGCTGGTGAACCAGCCGCTGGTGCTGACCAAGCCGAGCGTGCCGATGCGGTTGGTATCGGATGATGAGGCCGCGAACCCAACCCGCCCGGGCGGCTTTACCGCCATCACCATCCGGCTTGAGGAGGCGTTGTAATGTCCGGCAGCAATCCATCGCCGCGCCTCACGCCGGCTGCCATTGCCGCTGCGGCGTCGCCGGTCGCGGCACCTGTTGTACTGGTAGAGCTTGATTTCGCCTCAGGGTTTTTCCGGGCCTGGACCGGGATTGGGCCACTGCATTGGGCGGGGAAGGTGTTTGAGGGGCTCGGCGCCATTGGTGCTGTCAGCGAGATTGAGGAGACCGTTGAATTACGCGCGGTGCGGCTGACGCTCTCGCTCTCGCCAGTGCCGCAGGATGTGGTGGATATCGCTTTGGCGGAGCGCAGCTTTCGGCTCCGTCCCGCACGGCTATGGGGCGTGCTGCTGGATGCCGAGGGGGCTTTTGTCGCCGATCCATTCCCGCTTTGGGCCGGGCTGATGGATGTGATGGAAGTGACGGACGGCACAGAGGCCCGGATTTCACTGACCTGCGAAAGCCGCCTGGTGGATCTCGAGCGCGCTGAGGTGCGGCGCTACACCGATGCCGATCAGCAGGCGGAATATCAGGGCGACCGCTTTTTCGAATATGTGCCCGCCTTGCAGGAGGCGGAAATACGCCTGCCGGCGCAGTGATGCGGCGGGCGGATTGCCACACACCATCACATGGAATTCAACTCAAGCAGCTTCATTCATGGCGCGTCGCGCGGCGCGTGCCAGAAAGGCACTGCGGCTCAGCCCTTGGCGGCCAGCTTCCTTGTCTACCTCGGCCAGCACATCTTCCGGCAGGGTGATATTCACGCGCACAGCGCGCGTATGCTGCGCTGGTGCCTTGACCAGAAAGGCCACCGCTTCGCGATGCGCGCGTTCCGCCATTACTGTTTCCAAGGTTGAAGCTGCGGGGATGGTTTCACCATCCTCAATCATGCCTTCGATATGCAAAGCGAGTGCTTCAACCGCTGCCGCGCGTGCCTCATCAAGGGTTTTCCCGGCAGAAATACAGCCGGGAAAATCCGGAAAGGAAACGCCGTAATCGCTGCCGGGTTCCTTATGGATCAGGGCGATGTATTCCGACATGGTGGTCACTCCATCCTGAGGCCGGCTTGTCGCGCGATGCTGCGCAGGGTTCCGAGCGGCAAATCGCGCTTCGGGTGCGGCACCGTCACCCGCCCCGGCCTGGACGGGTGCTTGAACTGCACATGACTGCCCTTTTGGGCGACTTGCACCCAACCATTGGCTTTGAGCGCCCGAATGACGTCGCGCCTGTTCATGTGCGTATTTATACACACCGGACGCGCAGTTCAAGAAGGCCCTGTCCCCATGGCCCCAACCGCCGAGCCCGACCCGCCATTAGCAGCGCGGCGGCGCACAGATTGGGCGTTGCGGCTGGCGGCGCTGCTGTCGGCGGCGGAGGCACGCGCCTTTGACACGCGGCATTGGAATTGCGCGAGCTTCGCGCTTGCTGCTGTGGAGGCTGTGACAGGTCATAAGCCCAACGTGACTGTGCGGCCCTGCCTTGCGGCCTCGGCAGATAGCGCAGGCTTTCCACGCATCGCGCCTGCCTATGCGCGCGCGGGCGATATCGTCCTGGCCGGCGATGCGCCGCGCCTGGGCGTGGTGGTCGAAGCAGGCCGCGCTGCCTTTGTCGGCACGCATGGCCTGACCACCGCAGCAATTACGGATTGCAGTTTAGCCTGGAGGATTGGCTGAATGCCTGTCGCCATCCCGATCATCGCCGTCGCGGTTGGCGCGGTGGCCTCAGCCGCAGTGGGCGGGGGGATCATCGGCGCGCTGGTCGGTGCCGGTACCGCCTTTGCCATTACCAGCGTCGGCGGTTCCGTCTTTCCCTCGCGCCCGCCCTCATCCCCCGCTATTCCCAGCCGCGCGGTCGATAATACCACCGCCCCGGGCGCGGGGCGCACGCAATCCGTCCGCCAGCCACTGACGGAACACCAGATCGTCTTTGGCCGTTGTAAGGTCGGCGGGCCCATCGTGTTCATCCATTCCGCAACCGATGATCAGGGCCGCGCCGATGGGTATTTCTACGCTGTCGTCGTGCTCGCCGCGCATCGGGTGCATTCGATCGGCGATGTCTGGCTCGGCGATACGCTCGCGACGGACGCGAAGTTCTCCGGCCTGGTGCGAATTGATCGCCATTTGGGCGCGGCAGACCAGGTGGCGAATACCAATCTGATCGCAGAGACCGGCGGCAAATGGACCGCCAATCATCGCGGCCGCGGGCGCGCCTATGTCGCGGTGCGGCTCAAAATCACCGCCCAGGCCTTTCCCTCTGGACCGCCCAATATCGCAGCCCTGGTGCAGGGCGCGAATAGCATTCTGGACCCGCGCACGAATGCCACCGGCTGGTCTGACAATCCCGCGCTCTGCCTTGCCTGGTACCTCACCGCGCCCTTTGGCTGGAAGGCATCCTGGGATGATATCGACATCCCGGCATTGATTGCCGCTGCCAATATCTGTGATGAGCTGATCGGGACGCGCGCCGGCGTTTATGAAAAGCGCTATACGGTCAATGGCCGTGTCTCGCTTGGTGAGGGCAAGATTGCCATCACCCGCAAGCTGGTGGCTGCCATGGCGGGCGCGCTGGTGGTCTCGGGCGGGCGATTCTTTATTCATGCGGGCGGACCCGCGCTGCCTGTCACCACACTCAATGCCAATGCGCTACGTGGTGATGTCACCATCCAGGGCAGCCGCCCGCGCCGGGATCTCTTTAACGGCGTACGCGCGGTTTATGTTGATCCCGCCAAGAACTGGCAACCGACCGATGCGCCGCCATTGCTCGCCGCGAATTACGTGGCCGAGGATGGGGGTGAGGCGATTTACCGCAGCATGGAATTTCCGCTGACGACTTCTGTCGCGACCGTGCAGCGCATCATGAAGGCCGAATTGGAACGCAATCGCCGTCAGCGCGAAGTGGCCTTCCCGGCCAATCTTTCCGCGCTGCGACTGCGTCCCTGGGATAGCGTGACGCTGGCGCTGGATCGGTTGGGGCCCTTTCCCGCGCGGGTTACGGGTTGGCGCCTTGCGCCTGACGGTGGCGTGGATCTGACGCTGGCCGAGGAGGATCCCGCGATCTGGGATTGGGACCCGACCGTGGATGAACGCGCGACCGGCGATAGCCCATCGGTGGTGCTGCCCAATCCGGGCGTGATCGCTGCGCCAGCGACGATTAGTGTCGAGACACCGGCGGGTATTACGTTCACGGCGCTCGGCCTTTCCTGGGCGGCGGTCGGCAGTGCCTATCTCTCCGGCTATGAATTGGAATTCCGCCCGGCCTCTGTTGCCGCCTGGCAGGGCTATGGCGGGGCGCTGAGTGCCACTGCGGCCTCCATCGCCACCAGCGAGCCGACGGCGTTCAGGCTCCGCGCCGTGGCCCGCAGTGGCGCGGTGTCCGGCTGGCAGGAGGCTGCCATCCCTGGCGGCGTCACCGCGCCAGCAGCGCTTGGCATCACGGGCGGTGTGCGGCTTTCGGGAATTCTGCCGCCGGAGGTTGTGCGCTTGCAGATATTCGAGGCGAGCAGCGCCAATCTTTCCCAAGCGGTGAAACTGGCCACCGAACCGACAACGCTGCCCTGGGACCGCACCGGGTTAAGCGCTGGTGCTACCCGCTGGTATTGGCTGCGTTCCGTCTCGACCGAGGGCAATGTCTCCGCGTTGATCGGGCCGGTCACCGCTACCGCAATCTAGGGGCGCAGCCATGGCCGCACGCATCGATGATCTGCTGGTACTGGGGCAGAACATCTCGAAGACCGATCTGGCAAAATATCTGCGTGATCGCGAAGCCGTGCTGCCCTTTGATTTCGGTGGGCTTGGCGATGGTGCGGCGAATGATCGCGCGGCCATCCAGGCCTGCTTTGATCGCGCGGCGGCAGACAGAAAATTCGCCGTCATTCCGCCCGGCACCTGGCGCGTGGATGCGGGCGTTGTGCTTGGCGGCGGCGCGCGCGGGCTGATCATGCAGGGCGCAATTCAGTATACCGGCGCGACCAATGAGCCCGCGACCGCGCTGACGTTGGGTGATGGCGGCACGACGCGCAATGGCGAAAAGCTCTATCTCGGGCTGCAAGTGACGCGGCAGATCCAATCCGATTGGGTCAGTGAGAATGATATTGGCATCCTGGCGCGCAACCTGGATTCCTCGCTGATTGATCTGCGCCTAGTCTCTGGGTTCACCATCGGGCTGCGCACCCTTGGCGATGGACGCGGGTTTGAGGATAGCACGCTGAACCTCGGGCGCATTCTGAATAATCGCTATGGCATTGATGCGCATGCCGCGACCGCGACCGCGTGGAATACCTCCATCCGCTACTATGGAGGGCATTTCGCCTGCGGCACAGGCATCAACCCGGCGATCAATCGCTTTGGCGTGCGGTTTTCGCGCGGCGCCGTGGATGCCTATAACAATCACAACCGCCATGTCTTTGACGCACCGAATTTCGAGCTGCGTCAGCTTGACCCCAATATCGCCATTCCATTTTTGAATGAGACCAACGGCACGGCGATCATCGCGCGGAACATGCGGATGGAGGGATGTTCCCCCTTTGCCGCGCGGCACACGGCGGCCGCCACAGATTGCGAATATGATGTGGCCTGGGCGCAAAGCTATGCGATTGGCGTTGACTACACCCCAAGCGCGACCCGCGCCGGCAATGCCGTATTCAACCGCCACCGCGCGCCGACATCGCGCCTCACGCGGCTGCTCGCGCAGATCCCGAATATCCGCGCTGCCGCGTTTTGGCAGAGCGGCACGGAGATTGGCGTGGAGGGCGCCTGCATCATGGCAACCTCCACCACCACCGAGACCGCCATGGCCGCACTTTCCTGGAATGGGCTGAATGGCATCACGCCGACCGCGCGGGGCCTGTTGCTGAACCCCAATCGAGGTATTGGCTTTGTTGTGCAGACCACCCACGCCAAGGAATTTGCGCTGGCGCATTGGTTGGTGGGCGGCGCGGATGGCGGGCGGCTTTGTCTGCGTTGCTTTGATGGTGCCGGCATTGTGCGGGAAAAGATCGCCGGCGATGCGCTGGCATCCGGCACGACACTGCAATGGGCGCCAACGTCCAAATCCTGGCAGGCGGGGGCAGTGATGCAGGAGAGCGACCTCAATCGCCGCCAGACGGTGCGCTTTGGGCCAGAGGTTGCCTTTGCGCAAATCGGGATCATTGGCTTTGATGGGCAGATTGAGGTGGAGGCCTTGCGCCTTTACGGCCTGCCCGAGGATGCGCCGGCGATCCTGTCCGGCTGCCCTGCTTTGCCCGCTGGCGGCAGGACGCTGATGTTCTCCGCCAGTTGGGATCTGCCGAGCATGCCGCCTGGGGCGACGACCAATGCGGATGTGACAGTGCCCGGCGCACGGCGGGGGGATTTCGCTGATGCGTCGCTCGATACCAGCAGCATTGCCTTTGTACTGGATTGTCATGTCTGGCCGAATGACAAGGTACGCGTCACAGCGCGGAATGTGAGCCTTTCCACGGTGGATCTGCCTGCGGCAGCGTTGCATGTGCAGGTGGTCAAGCGGAAGGTGGGGTGAGGCGGGGCTGCGCCACGAACGCGCCAAGCGAAGACGCAGCTATCAGCCGCGACAGCCTGCCGTCGGCGTCGCGCAGCTTCAAGGTGGTGGAGAGGGTGTGAGGGGGGAACGGCAACTGGTCGTGCCAAGTTTCGCGCAGAGCTTCGGAAATCTGGCCCGCCTGAATTCTTGCTTACAATCAGGGCGCGCCAGATATCCTTTATTCCCCAATCCGTGGCGGTTTCACCCAACCGCGGAAGGCCGCGTGCAAGGCTACCGATCAAGCTGCTTGGTGTCGGCGAAGATGCCGGTTGGCTTGTTTGGGGTCCGGGCCGGCCTAGTCCCGCTTGCGCTCGGTTAAGTGCGACGGCGCCGGTTCCCGCCGGATTGACCACGGCCCGCCTTTTCCATTAATGAATATTTAACCCAACTGGCTAACGCTTTTGAGGAAACATTACCGTGCGCGCTTCCGGCAATCTACGGTTCGGGGGTATAGACTTTGACCCTGTCCGGGGGGTGGTGATTGCTGCCAATGGCTCGGA